GGCTATGCTTTATTCGCTTCACATACGCACGAAATAAATAATCCTTACACCGATAACATAATCTATACAGATACATTAAAGCCTGGCGATTATGTATCGATTATTCCTTTCCAACAGACGGAAGGATTTTCTCAACAATATTTTATATCTGATAAGATAGTACATTTATAATACAGAAAGGTTAAAGCATGGCTAATCCTTTCCTTAATAGTGATTTCGATACGATTACGACTTCGAATACGCTTCCCCTATTAAAAGAATATGCATGGGATTTTACTCACGACGTTTTCAGAAAAAACGCCGACGGTCAGCATATTGTAGTAACAGAAAACGAAGCGTTAAAAGTATGGATTTATAAAACACTTAAAACTGAAAGATTCCGTTACGTTGCCTATCATGATAGCTACGGTATCGAGTTAGAAAAGTATATCGGCCAGGCTAATATTCCTGGTACTGCTGAAATGATTAAAAAAGATATCATCGAAGGCTTAAAAGTAAATCCGTATATCGTAAGTATCGATAAACTCGATATTACGAAGCAAGAAGACGATATAGTCGAAATCACTATTTATTTAACTTCTATTTATTCGCCTTTTGCGTTAAAGGTGGTGATTTAAGAAATGGCAAAACTAAAAGGATTACAAGACGTAAACACTATACAGCAGCGTTTAATATCAACTATTAAAGGCAATCCTGAAACGATTATTGAAGGATCATTTAAGCGTGATATTATTAACGCTACTTCCGAAGAATTTAAAAACGCGTATTTCGAAATCGATTTAGTTAAAGATTCCGCCTTCGCTGCTACGTCATGGGGCGAATATCTTACGGCTAAATGCAGCGATATGGGTATCGATAGAAAATTAGCCGTTAAAGCACATGGCGAAGTAACCGTAAAAGGTAACGCTAACGCCTGGATTCCGGCTAAATCATTATTTCAGTCCGTAACCGGACATAAATTCTATACGACGGAAGAATCTTTTATCGACGATAACGGTACTGCTACGATTCCGATTGAAGCTGAAAACTCAGGCACGGAATATAATTTAGAAGCGAATACGATTACACTTATACCGATGAGTATAGGCGGTATTAATTCCGTTACTAATAATAATCCGACTATCGACGGCTTTAACGAAGAAACAGACGAAGCATTATATCAACGATACAGCGATTATATCCGTCAACCGGCTACGTCAGGGAATATCTTTCATTATAATCAATGGGCGACTTCCGTTAGTGGCGTAGGTGGCTGCCGTGTAACTGAATTAGTTAACGGCCCTGGTACGGTAGGCGTAGCTATCGTCGATTCTAACGGCGATAAAGCTAGTCAAGATTTAATTAATAAGGTTAAAGCCTATATCGAATTAAAACGTCCGGCCGGCGCTAAAGTTATTGTTAGTACTCCGGAAATCCTTACGATTAATATTAACGTAACTGGGTTAGTCGGTACTGGTACGGAAGAAATATTTAAGAAATTATTAGCTGAATACTTCCGTACGCACGGTTTTAAATTAACGAAAGTTAGTCAGGCCGATATAGTTAAACAATTATTTAACGCCGGCTATACTGATTACAATAGTATTCAAATTAATAGTACTAATGGATCAGTAGCATTAAATGGTAAACTTCCTAAGATTGGTACGGTGGTATTCAATGGCTAGACTTGATAATACTATCGGTAAAGACTTTATGCGTCAGGAAAAGACGAATATCCTACGCTATTTACCAGTATTCTTAAACGAAAATTCCGATACATTCCGTTTAGTCGGCAATTCACAATCAGCTGAGCATGACGAATTAAAAGAGTATTTACTCGATGTATATAAACAATTCTTCGTAAGTACAGCTACATGGGGTTTAACTCTATGGGAAAACGATTTATTTATTCCGGTTAACGAATCCGATTCTGACGAAGTACGACGCCTTAGAATATGGCAAAAGCTACAATCTAAACAAACGTCGACTATTCAATTCTTAACGAATTTGTTAAATAAATTTGTTAGTACTAAAGACGGTACAATTACAGAATTATATTCTGAATATAAATTAAGATTCGAAGTGCAAGACGGTACTATCGATAATTGGACTGATTTATTAGCAGCTATTAACCAATGGAAGCCGGCGCACTTAGGATACTTCTTTACTACTTATTTAAACTTAGGCGAAGAAGTATACTTTTCCGGCGTCGTATCGGAAGTCGAAGAATTATTTATTCCGGCCGATACTAATTATACGATTGAAACATCTAGTCCTAATACGGAATCTGAATATATTCCGAAACTATTAATTCATACTAAATTTTAAGTAAAGGAAATATATATATGCCTAACAAAACTGGCGACTTCGACGTACTGAAGCTAACGAATGCCGGCCGCGATATGTTAACGCAAGGACGCGCCGGCCACGTATTAACATTTACTAAAGTCGTAATCGGCGACGGTACAGCGACTGGCGCAGCTATCGATAGTTTAACAGCGATTAAATCTCCGAAGCTAACCCTTCCTATCGCTAAGAATGAAACAGTACACGCCGGCCAAATGCGACTACAATTCCGCGTAAGTAATAGCCTAGTTAATACTAGCTTCTACTTCCGCGAAATAGGTTTAATGGCTAAAATCGACGACGGCCAAGAAAAACTATACGCATATACGACATGCGGCGATAAGGCTAAATTAGTTTACGATAAAACGTATCCTATTCAAGAAAAAATCATTAATATCGATACGGTTACGGATAATGCCGTTAATGTAAAAGTTATCCTCGATTTATCTATCATGTACGCGACGAAAAAAGATATCGTCGACATGATTAAACCTCATAAGGAATTAGCGGAATTAGATCACCCTGATTCAAGCGTTACGACTCGTAAACTTAGAGATAAATCCGTTACTTTACCTAAATTAGCCGATGAAGTTACTGATCTATTGAAAAAAACTTACGTTAAGAAAACCGGCGATACTATGACTGGCAATCTTAGCCTTAATAATTCAAGTATCGGCTTTAATAATGGAAGTGGCGATTACGACACAAAAATTAGAATTGCGTCTAATGGCAATTTTGATATTGGCGTAACGGAAGATTCTGCTAATAAAAATGCTACTTCTCAACTATTGCTACACAGCCAAAATAAGCCTAAATGGTATAACTCAGCTAATGGCGGTAAAGTATTAGCGACTGAAGAATATGTTAATACCGAAACCGCTAAATACTTACCATTAGACGGCGGCACGATGAAAGGCGATATTACTTTTAAACGTAATCAATCCGCTATTAAATTAGACGGCGGTACGAATAAAATGCACGCTATCACCGTAGGCGGCACAAACGGCGAAAATCTCGATATCGGTAACGCTAAACAAACATCACAAGCTAACCTATGCTGTTATAACCGCCCTGGTTGGTACGGTAAAGATAAAACTAATACGTTTAAGCCTTTTATGTTTGACGACGATATGGTTATTACTTCCGGTACTATTAATCATAATGAGTTACTTCCGATTCCAGAAGGCTTCCAAGAAAACGATTGCCACTGGATATTAACCGTTGCTGAATCTCACGCTAATTTACATGATAGAAATCAGGTAGTTATTGCTGGTGAATCCTCCTTTGGTGTAAATGTAATCTGTAAACGTGAAGGACGTAAGGTTATAGTAGGCACACAATACTCACTACATTCTAGCAATACCGACAACTATAGAGGCTATATCTTTAGACCCGGTACGGCTAATTATGTATGTATTTGTAGACGTCGTTTTCAATAAGGGAGTTTAGATAATGGACTATATTAAACGATTCTCCGAAACATTACATACCGGGAATGACTGGAATCGAAGTTATACGATTCAAGGCGACAACGTAGATTTATCGCATGCGCATGCCGTATGTAAACTCCGTACTATTAATGACGAATTAATCTTAGAAGCCGATTGTGAAATTAAAGATAAATCTATTTACGTTACTATTCCGGCTGCTAAATCTTTAACGATACCTAAAACTATATTTAAAGGATTTTACGACGTATTTATTGTAAGCGATACTTATAGTTATAAGTTAATTATGGGTAGCGTTAAAATTATTCATGATATATCTTTACATTAAAGATAGCGAAAGGTTTAAATAATGGAAAAAGAAGTAATCGTAAATATACCTAATAAGATTAACGTCAATATCGGTATTCCAGGCGGTAAAGGTGAGAAAGGCGATCCTTTCCGCTATGAAGATTTTACAGCTGAGCAACTCGAAGCATTAAGAGGGCCGAAGGGCGATCCTGGTACGCTTAACGTAGCAGATTTAACGCCTGATCAGTTAGCGGCTTTAAAAGGCCCTAAAGGTGATCCAGGCCCAAAAGGCGAAGACGGCTTACCTGGTAAGGACGGTAAATCCTTTACATTCGATGATTTAACTCCGGATCAGATAGCTTTATTAAAAGGGCCAAAGGGCGACAAAGGCAAAGACGGTACTCCTGGTACGCCAGGTAGGGACGGTATTCCAGGTAAAGCATTCACTTATAATGATTTTACAGCTGAGCAATTAGAATTATTAAAAGGCCCTAAAGGCGAAAAAGGCGATCCTTTACGATTCGAAGATTTAACACCGGATCAAATAGCGCAACTCAAAGGCCCTAAAGTAGACCCAGGAAGCGGCGG